GTACGGCGGCGAGGTCTACACCATCAACGGCAAGCCGAGGGTCTGGCACAGCCCCACCGGACGGGTGAGCAACACCCAGCTCCAGCTGGAAAGGTGGGATGGATGATGGCGCAGCGCATGACGATCGAATGGAACCACGCGGGCTTCGAGGCCCTGCTGTGCGACGCGGGCACGATGGCGCTGGTGCAGGAACAGACCCAGCGGATCTGCGACGCCGCCAACGCCAACAACGACCGCGGCGGCAATGGCTTCGAGTGCGCCACGCGCCTGGGCCGTGCCTACGGCAGCCAGCGCGCGCTGGGCTTTGTCTACACGACCGATGAAAACAGCCGCCTCGCCGAGAGCGAGGACAAGGCGCTGTCAAGGGCGGTGAGCGGATGAACATCGAGCGATCCATCGACATCGAGGACGTCGTCCGGCTGGCCCTTTCGGACCATATGACGGCCTATTGCCGCCCGCTCCCGAAGGACTACAGCCTGCCCTGCGTCCTCGTCTCCAAGGTCGGCGGTACCGACCGGGACAAGATCGACACCTTCGAGGTCGTCCTTGACGTGCGAGGCAAGACCGAATGCGAGGCGGATCTGACCCTGCGCAACGCCATCGGCATCCTAAAGGCCGTCGAGGGGACGCCCATCCGCTACGTGACCGTCAACTCATCGGGAAGCTGGGGAAGCGACCCAGCCCGGCCCGACCTGGCAATGTGCTCGGCACGGTTGCGCATCGTGGCCCATGTCGAGCGCGCGACAATCTGAATTTTGGAGGGATAAACAATGTACGAAGTGAACCTGGGCACCGGCCGGGCCTCCGGCTATTTCTACCACGCTCCCAAGAATACCGCCCTTCCCGACTACCCCCTGGCCGAGCTGGCCGAGGGCTGGACGGAGGTCGGCTACGTCGCCGAGGACGGCATCACCTGGGCCACGGGCCGCAGCTCCGAGCCGCTGAAGGACTGGGCGAACAAGATCCGCCGCCAGCTCCAGTCCGAGCCCACCGGCACCGTGGCGGTGCCGATCATCTCCACCACCGCCGAGGCCCTGAAGACCATCTTCGGTGACTCCAACGTCGTGGAGACCGCGGCCACCGCCGATCACGGCAAGCTGGTTTCCGTGGAGGTGGCCGAGGGCGTCGTGTCCGGCGAGGAGGCGTTCCTGTTCATCATGAAGGACGGCGACGACGCCCTGATGCTGGGCACCACCTCCGGCTTCATCACGGCCCTGGAGGACATCAACTTCGTCCCCGGCAACCCCATCACCTGGAAAGCCACCGTCTCCGCGGACACCTGGAAGTTCGTAAAGGACGACGGCACCGTCAGCGCGTAAGGAGGACATCATGGCCGACTTTATCGTTCGCAAGCGCCGGGATTTCGTCTTCGCCGTCGAGGACGCCCCGGACAAGACCTTCACCCTGCCCGCCCTGTCCAGCCTCGGCTTTGAGGAAGCCAAGCTGCTGACCCAGATCAGCGACGAGGAGGACATCGTCGAGCGGGGCAAGCTCGTCGAGGCGTTCCTGCTGAAGCACGCGCCGGGCCTCAAGGCCCTGGGCCTGAGCGGCATGGAATACTTCGAGATCTACAACGCCTATGGCCTGGCCATGGGCAAGAACAAGCTGGGGGAATCGCAGGCCTCGCAGGATTCGTAAGCGAACACCGCGAGGCCGTCGAGCGGGACCTGCTCGTGCAGACCGGCCACACCCTGGACGACGTCGGGAGCGCTCTTTCCTGGAGCGCTCTCGGCGCTTTTCTGCATCAGGTAGAGCCGGACGGGGCCATCGCCCACGAGCTGGAGCCGGACATCGCGGCCTTCTCCAGCCGCTTCAAGACCAACGCCATCCTGGCGGACATCTATGACATCCTGGCGCAGATCAACGCCAACCTGGTCGCGGGCTTCTCCCGCAAGAGATCCCAGAAGCCCAGGCGCTACCCGCGCCCCGGCGACAACGACAAGCGCCACATCGGCAAGAACAACGGCATGACCATGGACCAGCTGGACAGCTGGTTCGCGAAGAAGAAACAACAACGAGGAGGTGGGGCAAGTGGCTAACGGCATCGAGGTCGCCCAGGCAGTCGTTACGATCGTCCCATCGTTGAAGGGCGCGCAGGCCACCATCACCAGGGAGCTGACTGCCTCCACCGATACCGCGGCGGAGAAGGCGGGCAAGTCCTCCGGCCAAAAGTACAACAAGACCTTCGGCGCCACCCTCTCCTCCGGCGCCAAGGCCATCGGCAAGGCCGTGGTCGGCGCCACCACCAAGGTCTTCGACATGAGCAAGGCCCTGTACGACGCGGCCGGCGCCACGGCGGCCTTCGGCGACGCGATCGACAAGGGCTCCCAGAAGCTGGGACTGAGCACCGACGCCTATCAGGAGTGGGACTTCATCCTCCAGCACTCGGGCAGCAGCATCGACGCGCTGAAGACGCCGCTGATCAAGCTGTCCAAGGCCGCTGAGGACGGCTCGGACGCCTTCAGCGCCCTGGGCATATCCCAGGAGGAAGCCGCCTCCATGAGCCGCGAGGACCTGTTCAACGCGACCGTCACCGCCCTCCAGGGCGTGTCGGACGAGACCGAGCGCAGCCGCCTGGCCACCGAGCTGTTCGGCAAGGGCGCCGCCGAGCTGGGCCCGCTGCTGAACACCAGCGCCGGGGACATCGACGCCATGAAGCAGCAGGCCCACGACCTGGGCATCGTGATGAGCGAGGAGGACGTCAAGGCCTCCGCCGCCTTCCAGGACAGCCTCCAGAACATGACGCAGTCCTTCACGGGGCTGAAGAACAACATGCTCGCCGAGTTCCTGCCCGGCTTCACGTCGGTCATGGACGGCCTGACCCTGATCTTCAGCGGCGACGGTGAGGGCGGCGTGGCGAAGATCAAGGAGGGCATCACGGGCATCTCCACCACCATCACAGAGGTGCTGCCCACGCTGATCGAGACGGCAAGGCCGATCCTGACTTCCATACTGGACGCCGTTACCGAGAACTTGCCGCTTCTCATCCCGCTGGCCACGGACATCATCACCACGCTGGCGTCGTCGCTGATCGACGCCATACCGTCCCTGCTGGACACGGGCCTGCAGATCGTCACCGGCCTGGTGGGCAGCATCGTGGAGAACGGCCCGACGATCATGGCACAGGCGGTCTCCGTGCTGACGGACTTCGCCGAGGTCATCGCGGACAACCTCCCGGAGCTGCTGACCACCGCGACGGAGATGGTCGGCACCCTGCTGACCGGCATCCTGGACGCGGCCCCGCAGCTGATCGACGGCGCGATCACGGCGGTCACCACCTTCGTGGGCGGCTTTGCCGACCATCTGCCCGAGATACTGGCCAAGGGCGGGGAGTTTATCTCCAACCTGATCGGCGGCATCACCGAAAGCGCGCCGGAGCTGCTGACCACGGTCACCACGGCCATGGGCGATGTGGTGGGCGCCATCGCGGGCGAGCTGCCGAACCTCCTGAGCTCCGGCGGCGACATCATCTCGAACCTGCTCTCCGGCATCAACGCCTCCCTGCCGGACGTCATTGACGCATTCTCGAAGGCCATGACGGACATCGTCACGGCCATCGGCGACGCCTTCCCGGGCGTTTCCGAGGGCATCGCCACCATCGTGGACGCCTGCGCGCCCATCATGGACACGGCGGCCAAGGCATTCACCGACATGGCTGACACCGTGGCCAAGGCGATCGTGTCCATCACCGAGGCCATCGCGCCCTACATCCCGGACATCACCACGATGGTCACCGAGACCACGGCCCAGCTGCCCAGCATCATCGACAGCTTCAACGGCATCGTGGAAACGATCTCGACGGCCATTACCGACATCGTCACCGCCCTGGCCCCGTACACCCCGGCCATCACCGATATGGTGACGGCGGTGTCGGACAACCTGCCGGACATCGTCAGCGCCTTCTCGGACCTGCTGACCAACGTGACCCCGATCATCAACTCGGTTTCGGAGCTGGTCACAGCCATCGGCGACGCGGTGGTCGCCATCGTCGACACGGTCGGAACGAACCTCACTCTGATCGTCGACGCCTTCTCCGAGCTCAACACCTCCCTGGCCGCGCCGATCACCGCCATCGGGGACGCCATCAGCGGCGTGATCACCAGCATCAGCGACGGCGTGGTCAAGATCAACGACTCCGTCGCGGGCATCCTGGAGAAGCTGGCGGGCGTGTTCGACAGCATCGGCGACGCGGCCATCAAGGCCGGTGACGGCTTCGCCACCGTCGCGGATGCAGCGATCAAGCTGGCGAACGAGACCAGCGTCGTCGACCTGGCCGCCTCCCTGGGCGCCGTCGCCAAGGGCATCAAGGACATCAACAAGGAGGCCAAGTGGGCCGCCGACAAGGACATCGCGGGGGCGCTGGTGGGCGTCGGCAAGGGACTGGCGAGCCTGGTCACAGACTCCGCCGGCCTCGATGTGTCTGTGACCGCCATAGACGGCCTCGCAACCGCGATCAAGAACGTCAACAATGAGGCAAAGGGCAACGCATCGAAGAACGTCACCGCCTTTGGGAAGGTGATATGCGACATGTCCGACGCCGCGGGGGCGTCGCTGGACGACCTGGGCGCCCATGTGAACACGACGGTCACGGGAATCGAAACGGCGCGCACGTCCGTAGAGAGCGCGATGGCCGAGCTGATCAAGGGCGTCGGCAGTTTCGTGTCAACGGTCACGTCCAGCGTACAGTCTGGGCTCGACGCGCTGTCCACGGCGCTCCAGAGCGGCTTGACGTCCCATGTGTCCGCCGTTTCCAACGCCTTCACCACCATCACGACCATCGCCACGGATGGCATGAGCGCGGTCAATACGCTTGTTTCCAACGCGATTGCGGCGCTCAACGTCACATTCGCATCGCTGGTGACCAGCCTGGGCACGACGGGCCGCAATGCCTTTAATGCCTTCAGGGCGGCGTTTACAGGCAATGGCACGCTGTACTCCACCTTGACCACGCCCTTCCAGCAGGCCTTCAACGCGATCCAGGGCATGGGCTGGGGATCCCTGGGCAGCAGGATTGCCTCCGAGTTTACCAACAGCCTGAGCGGTTTGCAGCGGTCGGTTCGAAGGGCGTTCGACTTCAGCGGCATCTATGTCAAGACGCCCCATTTCTGGGTGTCGCGCTGGAACAATGTGAGCGGCACATGGTACCCGGAGTTCAGCGTCCACTGGTACCGCAAGGCATATGACAACCCGGTCATGTTCACCCAGCCGACGGTGTTGGGCACGTCGAGCGGCCTGAAGGGCTTCGGCGACGGCCCCGGCAATGAGATCGTGCTGAGCGAGGACAAGCTGCGCGATCTGGTCGGCAGCGGCGAGGTGACGAACAACACCACCATCAACATCTACCAGCGCGACGGTGAGGATCTGGAGGAGCTGACCCGGCGGATCGAGGAGATCATGACACGGCACGAGAACCAGCGAAAGGCGGCATACGCATGAGTGATTATTTCATCTATGGCGGCGTAAACAGCGCCACCTTCCGGGCGCGCGTCTTTCCCACGGACTCCATGCTGAAGGCCCCGGCCCACAAGTATAGCGAGGTCGTCGTGCCGGGGCGCTCCGGCAAGCTGCTGATGGATCTGGCGTCCTACGACAACATCCGGCGGGAGTACGATGTTCAAATCTTCGGCGATTCCGACCTGGCCGCCTTCAACGCGCTGCGCAATTACCTGGCGTCCTGTACCGGCTACCTCCGTCTCACGGATTCCTTTGACCCGGATCATTACTACATGGCCGCCTACACCGAGGCCTTCAACCTGACCGCGGATTGGCACTCGAGGAAGCGGGGCCGAGGGACAATATCATTCGACTGCAAGCCACAGCGGTTCCTCATAAGCGGCGAGACGGCGGTCGTAAAGACCAGCAGCGACACGATTACGAACCCGACCCGGTTTGCGTCCAAGCCCCTGCTGCGCGTGACCACGACCCGCTCTGCGGCCTCCGTGCTGGGCGTGGGCAGCGTCAATGTCACGATCCGGCGGCAGGGCGTGATCTTCATCGACTGCGAGACGGGGCGCGCCTACAACGGCGCTACGCCCCTTGACACCTACGTTTCTCTGAACGCCATAGACTTTCCGACGCTGGAACCCGGCAGCAACGGCATATCCCTGGGCACGGGCATCAGCCGGGTCGAGATCACGCCGAGGTGGTGGGAGTTATGATACCGATTCTGTATGACAAGAGCGAGACCGCTTTTGATAGCAACGGCCTGGGTCGTCTGGCGGACTGCATCTCCTGCACCGTCACCGAGGAGCGCAACGGCATCTATGAGTGCCAGTTCACCTATCCCATCACCGGGGATATGTATTCGGAGATTCAGGAAGGGCGCATCATCGGCGTCATCCACGACGATGTCCATGACATCCAGCCCTTCGACATCTACAGTCGCAGCGCCCCGCTGAACGGCGTGGTGACGTTCTATGCCCACCACATCAGCTACCGGCTGGGCAGCATTGTGCTGAAGCCCATGACGGCCCTCTCATGCGCGGGTGCTCTGGCGGCTATCCCCGACAAGACCTATACCGATTGCCCATTCACCTTCTGGACGGACAAGACTACGACGGGCAACTGGAAGAACGAAGTCCCGAACGCTGTCCGGGCCATTCTGGGCGGTCAGAAGGGCTCCATTCTGGACGTATTCGGCACGGGCGAATATGAATGGGACAAGTGGACGGTGAAGCTGTATGCCAGCCGGGGCGTCGATCAGGGCGTGTCCATCCGCTACGGCGTGAACCTGACCGACCTCAAGCATGACATCGACATCTCCGGGGCATACTCGGCGGCTGTACCGTACTGGAAGTCCACCGAGGATGACACAATAGTAACGCTTGACAGCGGCTACGTCAAGGTGGCTTTGCCCCAGCTTGTTCCATGGACGGATCACAACGGTAATGAAATCACCGACAACAACGGCAATGTAATCTACTTCAATGCCGAGGCCAGCGCCGCTATGCTGCGCATGACCGTCATGGACTTGTCGGAGGCCTTCGAGGAACAGCCCACGCAGGAACAGCTTCGCGCCGAAGCCTTGCGCAGGCTGACCAACTCGGAGGCGTGGCTGCCCAGCGAGAACATCACCGTCAAATTCGTCGACCTCTCCCATACCGAGGAATACAAGGACATAGCGGCCCTGCAACGGGTGCGTCTGTGCGACCGGGTGAGCGTCTATTGCGGCCCCATGGGGGTCAGCGCCGTTTCCATGCAGGTAATTAAGGTCAAGTTTAACGTATTGACCGAACGATACGATGAGATCGAACTGGGCAAGGCAAAAGTGTCATTTGCGCAAGCAGTAACTGCGCAGGTAGAAGAAATCACCAAAGACATGCCGACCAAATCCATGATGCAGGAAGCCATTAACAATGCTACAAATCATATTACGGGCGCGAATGGCGGGCATGTTCGTTTTATCTACGATGCCAACGGCGAAATGCAGGAAATCCTTATCATGGACACCGACGATATAAATACGGCGGTGAAGGTATGGCGCTGGAATAGCGGAGGTTTTGGTTTTAGCTCCAACGGCTATGCTGGCCCATATAATCTTGCCATGACGATGGACGGCGCTATCGTTGCCGATATGATTACTGCCGGTCATGCATTGTTTAACATCCTACAAGGTGGCGTCCTGACGCTTGGAGGTATAAACAACACCAGCGGGGCGATGGTTGTGAAAGACGCCAACGGGAATACAATAGGTACGTGGAATAATGGTGGAATGGGTGTTAGCGGAAATTTTAGCTTGTCTGGTGGAGACAATTCATTATTTGAAATGTCAGCAGGTTCTTCAAGTTATTTCAAAAATACATATGAAAGCATTGAAATGAAAGTAGCAACCGATGACGATAATACAACATATGTTGGTATGGGAAGATTAATGGTTATGTCTGGTATACCTGGTCAAACACCGCCGACATATAATACATATGGATTGTATATTAGCTCAGTAGAACCGCGTTTTGCCAATTATGCATATACCAACATAGGTAAAGGAAGAATATTCTGTCGCGATTCTACACATACTCTAAAATTTTCTGTCGATGAGGTATCGCTTGATTATTATGGAAAATACATGAGGCTGCATAATTGTGACCTATCTGTTGATGGCACCAAGTCCCGTTCCGTCACCACCGACCAATACTCCGATCGCCTCCTCTACTGCTATGAAACCCCGACCCCCATGTTTGGCGACATCGGCGAGGGCGTCATTTCGGATGACGGCCTTTGCTACGTGTGGCTCGACGCTGTATTTGCCCAGACCATCACGACCGACCAGTATCAGGTTTTCCTCCAGCGCTACGGCGAAGGGGAGTGCTACGTCAAGGAGCGCCGGGGCGGGTGCTTCATCGTGGCGGGCACCCCGGGTCTTTCCTTTGGCTGGGAAGTCAAGGCAAAGCAGCGCGACTATGACCAGCTTCGCCTTGAGAAGAACGAGGACAAATTCACCGTACCGGTACCGACCTACGGCGAGGACGCCGCACAGCACATCGACGAAATCAGAAAGGAACGTGAAGCAGCATGAAGATCGTAACCTCCGCAACCGTATTCAACGACGCCATCGGCGTCCGCCTGTCCGCCACCTACTCCGAGATCGACGATGCCACCGGGCGCGTCATCAGCGACAACCAGCGCTTCGACCGGGTAATTACCGACAAGGACGCCAAGGCCCACGCCGCCGCCCTGCTGGAATACGCCACCGAAAGCCTGCCGGAATAAGGGGGATGTACCATGGCTGTTTATCAGATTGGTGATCTTTCGACCATCCCACAAGCCCCCGCCGACGCTGACGTGCTTGCGATTGAGGCTGGCGGCGTGACCTATAAGGTGAGCAAATCCGTCCTTGCGTCTGCCATCCTCGCGCAACTTGGGGGTGACCCCGTAACAGTCGCTCATGGTGGCACTGGCGCGGCAACGGCAGAAGGAGCACGAACAAACCTGGGCGTCCCCAGCACGTCGGAGATGGAGGACGCTATTCAACAATCGACGGCGGGTGCTATCCTCGCGCTCGATATAGCGTATGACAATATATCCGTTCCCGCATCGGGCAGCACCAATGTAAGCTATACAGTGCCGATGCGCGACGGTTATGTCCGCGCATGGGCGACGCTGTGGAAGGTCAGCGGTTCCGGGACAGGCAACCTCGTTACAACAATACACGGCGACGCAACAGGCGGTACCATTTACCTGTCATCTGGCAGTGGCAATGCTATTACCGCGAATTTCACGCTCAGGGTGTTTTATGTAAAGAGCAGTATGTATAGCAACATAACATAAGAACCCGATTGTTGACTAACCAGCACAAGCACAACCGACACAAAAGGAGGTAAACACTTTGGCACGCTATACCTATGAGCCGGAGCCGACCGAGGAGGTCGAGCGGGACACCGTGATGGTGATGATCGACGGGGTGCTTACGGAGGTGACGGAAGATGATCCTGAAGCTGAACGGCAAGAGTAACAGCAAGCAGGCCGTGCGGGCCTACCGGCTGCTGATGGGCTTTCCCATGGAGGACACGTTCACCGTCGCACTCCAGACCGCCACGAAGAACTTCCAGCGGGAGAAGGGTTTGAAGGCGGACGGCATCGCAGGCCCACTGACCCTGGCCGCGCTGGTGGAGGGGCTGCCCGAGGTCAAGTATAAGGACTACAGCGGCAGCGCCTACGTCCGGGCGGTGCAGGCCCTGGTGGGCGCGACCGTGGACGGCAAGTACGGCGCCAACACCCGGGCCAACGTGATGGCCTTCCAGACCACCGCAGGCCTGGAGCGCACCGGCAACGTCACGAAGAACGACTGGCTGGCGCTGTTCGACTGCCCCTACACGCGGACGGCGAAGGCCTCCGGTACCAATACGGTGCAGCCTGTCGACTATAAGCAGGGCGACTCCCGCTGGGGCAAGAAGCCCTACACCATCACCGGCAGCAAGAGCCAGACCATCGGCTCCTCCGGCTGCGGACCGACCTCCATGGCCGACATCATGGCGACGTGGATCGACCGGAAGATCACGCCTGTGGAGATGTGCGCCTACGCCATCCGGCACGGCTACCGCACGAAGAACAGCGGCACCGCCTGGGCCTTCTTCCAGTCCATCGCGAAGGCCTACGGCTTCGGCGGCTTTGTGCAAACCAAAAGCATGGCTACCGCCCGGGCGGCGCTGAAGAACGGCGCACTGGTGGTCGCCTCCATGGGCCCCGGCTACTGGACCAAGAACGGCCACTTCATATGCCTGTGGAAGACCGACGAGACCTATATGTACGCCAACGACCCGGCTTCCTACAGCCGCAAGCGGCAGAAGCTGGCCGCCTTCGAGCAGCAGCGCAAGCAGTTCTTCATCTGATCCTGCTACTGGCGGCGGTGATGCTGATGGCGCTACTGGCCCTCCGCCACCTCGCCCGGGCCGAGCCTCCCCGGATCGACCGCTGTGACGTAACGAGCGAAGGGCCGGAGGGCTACACCCCGGCCTGGTACGAATGGGAGGATGAAGATCTATGACATGGGATAAAGTTGTGAAGGTCCTGGCCGCTGCCGCTGGCGCGATTGCGGGCCTGTTCGGAGAGTGGAACACGATGCTGACCATCCTGGTGGCAATGATGACCGTCGACTATGTGTCCGGGTGGATCGTCGCCCTGTGCGGCAAGTCGCCCAAGACCGAGGGCGGCGGCCTGAGCTCCAAGGTGGGCTTTGTGGGCCTGGCCAAGAAGGGATTCATAATGCTGCTGGTGCTGGTGGCCACGATGCTTGACAGGGCCATCGGCGGAGGCTCCAGCGTGTTCCAGTCCAGCCTGGTATTATACTATATTGCAAACGAGGGTCTTTCCGTTCTCGAGAACGCCGCGCTCCTGGGCGTCGTGTTTCCGAAGAAACTCCAGAGCGCCCTGGAGGCCATGAAGGACAAGGAAGACGACCCGCCCGACCCGGAAGAATAGCGACAAAAAGCACCGTGCGAGATTGCGCGGTGCTCTTTTCATTTTTGGCTCATACGACGAAGCGATTGTGATCGCGCTGGACGTCGGCGGTGTTCACCTCGGCATAGATCATGGTGGTCTCCACCTGACTGTGGCCGAGCATGCGGCTGATGTTCTGGATGGGCATGCCGTGGGCCAGGGCTTGCGTAGCGGTCGTGTGCCGGAACACATGGGGCGTGATGCGCTTGCCGGTGAGGTAAAAGGCGCGGTCAGAAATGTCGCCGACGACTTTCTCGACCGAATGGCGGGACAGCTTATCGAAGGGCTTCCGCAAGGAGACAAACAGATACTCGCTGTCGTCTGTACGGCTTGCCAGGTAATCCATCAGAGCCACGTAGGCCTTTGCGTTGATGAAAACAGTGCGATATTTGCCGCCCTTGCCAAAGACCTGGGCGGAGCACTCCTGCCAGTCCACATCTGCCTTTTTAAGGCCGCACAGTTCCGAAACGCGGCACCCCGTGCTGTAAAGCGTCTCGATGATGGCCCGCTCCCGGAGATCTCCCAGCTTCTTGCGGACATACTCCATTTCAAGCTGTGACAGGGAGGTTCGGGGCCTGACGATGTGCTTGATGGGCCGGATGGCGAGGGAGGGATCCCTGGCGATGCGGCCTTCAGAGGTGGCCCACCGGAAGAATGCGCAGATGTGGGAGCGGATCTTATCGAGCGTCCGGTTACTGACACCGCGCTTCTGCTGATATTGATAGAGAAACAGCCGGATGTCGTTGGACTGGATCTCCTCCAGCGGCTTGCGCACCGCGGCAAAGAACCTGAACATAGTGACCCGGTAATTGTAAAGGGTGCCAACGGCCAGACCTTCGAGGGACTTGCAAGCGAGGTATTCCATTATCAAGCGGGGCGAGCCATAGTCAAGGGGAACGAGGCCGGTTTCCTTCCGGGTGACATCGTAGGCGGCGCCGACCCGGTCCACCACCTCGATGATCTTGCGCATCATGTCGTCGTCAATGCCTGCATCGACCAATTCGCATAGCATATCGAGTCTGAATTCGTTGTACATATACGTCATCCTTTCGTAATATTTAAATTGTTCGATAAATGGTAGCATGATATGAAAGAATCATCTTTCACACCATGCTACCACTTATTCCACCACTAAAACCCGGATCCATCCCCATCCCCAGCCGAGGGGACGCGGGGGAAGAGGACGAGGCTCAGGTGGTCGGTGGGGGCGCTATTGCGGTAACAGCGCTGAGTTTTGGTATAGGCGATGTGGTCGATGACGGAGCGGAGGAGGGTATTCTTTTCGGCGGGGGTGGCGGCGAGGTCATAGGAGCCGAGGACGGTGCGCACCTGGGGCAGGATCGTGACAACGGGATCCGGCTTCGGCGGGGCGTCCAGGGCGGCAAGGGCGGCGTGGATCTCCGCGATCCGGGCCGCCAGATCGGCGCGGCGCTCACGGAAGGTGGGGACGTCGTAGACGCCCAGCTCCAGCAGGTCAAAATTCTTTTTGCGCTGCTCATTGAGGGCGGCCAGCTGATCGGTGAGCTGGGCGCGGGCGGCGTCGGAGGCACGGACGTCTGCGGATGGCTCCGGGGCGGGCGCGTCGGCGCGGGCCTCGTAGGCGCTGATCCAGCCCCGCAGCGCGTCCAGGACCACGCCCTCCACCACGTCGATGGAGGTGGCGCAGGTGGGGCAACGCTGGGTCACGCAGCCGAGAAACCCGGCGCGGCGGTGCCTGTCGCCCTTCAGCTGGAGGTGGCGCCCGCACTGGGAGCAGACCACCAGCCCGGCCAGCGGGTTGGCGACGTCGGCCATTTTGTTCCTCGGGCGCTTTTCGTGGGCGGCAAACATCTGCTGCACACGCTCGAACAGCGCCGGGTCGATGATGGCCTGGTGATGGCCGTCCACCAGCACCGGGTCGTCGTTTTTCGGGCGGGAGTGGACCCGCCGGCCGTCCCGGATGGCGTACTGCGTGGTCCGCTGGTTCCACTGGACCTTGCCAATGTAGACCGGATTTTGCAGCATATGGCGGATGTAGGACGCCTCGAAGGCGTTTCCCATGTCGGTGCGCAGACCCATCTGGTTGAGCCGGTCGGCGATCACCGCCGCGCCCACGTCCCTGCCGTCCATGCCGTGGGCGTACCAGTCGAACACGCTGCGGACGATGGCGGCCTTTTCCGGCACGACCTTCAGGCTCCACCCCTTGCGGCCCTGGAGCTTGACGCGCTCATAGCCGTAGACCGGGCGGGAGCCCATGTAGCAGCCGTCCAGCGCCGAGGCCAGCCGCCCGCGCTGCATCCGCTTTTTGATCATGTTGTACTCCCGGCGGGAAAAGAACAGTTTGATCTCGAAAAACTCGGCGTCGGAATCGTCGGAGGGGTCGTAGATCTTGTCCGGGGTGATGATCAACACACCGGCATACATAAAGGACTGCATGATGACGCCCTGGTCGATGCTGTCGCCGCGGCCAAAGCGGTCCACGTCCACGGCCAGCACGCCGTCCCAGAGGCCCGCGTTCACGTCCCGGAGCAGCTGCTGGACCTGGGGACGCTCGGCGATGGTGTCGCCGGAGACGATCTCCCGATAGGTACGGGCGATGCGGATGCCGAGGCGCGCCGCCAGGTCGGCCAGCTGCTTTTCATGCCGCGCCAGCGTCTCGCCCTGGCCGAGGGCCTCCAGCTCCATGTCCCGGCGGGACTTGCGCAGGTAGGCGCAGTATAGCCCGTTTTCCTTGATCCTTCCCATGAGCCCTCCTTGATTCCGGGCTGATTATATGCTAAAATGTGTATAGCAATGCCCGAGGTTCTTCTCAATCTTTCGTGTATTGCGTTTCCCCCGTCCGGGGTCCAGCCGGGCGGGGGCTTTTTTATATGCCGATTTGGGAACGCAGGGCCTCCTGGAGCACCTGCGAGAAGTTGACGTTCCGGGCCTCGGCGGCTTCGTTGAGCCACTGGGGGATGGAGAGCGTCTTCTTGACGGCCTTTGTGGCGTGGGCACGGCGCCAGGCGTCGGTGTCGGCCAGCACCAGCGAGGCCAGGCAGCCGTCGGGCACGGCCAGGGCGTCCAGACTGGAGGCGGGCGCGAAGGGCTCGCCGGTCTCCTCGTGATCGCTGAGCACGTCGGCCAGGATGTCCTGGGCCATGAGCATGGCGTCGGTCAGATCGTCGCCACAGGTGTAACAGTCGGGCAGATCGGGGAAGGTGACGTTATACTTGCCGTCCTCGGGCTGAAAGATGGCGGGGTAGAGATAGCGGGACATGACAAGACCTCCTTTACATTGTGAGGGAATGAAGCCGCCGAGGGGCGGGGCTTATTTCAGCCCCGCGTCCTTCAGGATTCGGTCGGCGGTTCCGGTGGGGACTTCCTTCGACTGATGGCGGTGGACCCTGATCTTTTTGCCTGTCTTTGGGCTGTACCAGGTCTCGTGCTCGCCGCCTTCCTTCAGGAAGTAGCACCCGCCGGCCTTCAGAAGCCGCTTGAGCTCGCCGGTCTTCATTCCCTCACCTCCTTACAAGTCTATTATAGCACGTATTAATACGTATGTCAATATGCCGGGATGTAAAATATACGTGTCAATACGTAATTATATGGCCGCCCGGGGTCCAGGTGGGCGGGGACACATTCACTCGGGCAACGTTCTGCGCTGCTCCCGTTCGATCTGCTGGATGCTCTTGTCAGGCGTCGGAAGGTCCTCGGGCATCGTGCCGCCCAGCTCCCGGATGGTCTGCCGGACCTTCGCGCCGACCTCGAAGTGGGTGCGGTTTGCGTTTTCCTTGCCCTGGACGTGCTCCCGGCGCAGCTTCTCGTCGGTCTGCGTGGCGCGGAAGAGGTTGGCGGCCAACTCGGTGCTGCCCATGTGGTCAAGGATCTTCTGGCTCTTTTTCAGACCCTTGCGGGCGTGGATCTCCCGCATCCCGAGACCGCCATAGAGCCCCTGATAGCCACTGTTCTGGAATATGGCGTAGTCCAGCGGCGTCTCGACGCCGGCCTGCTGGGCCGCTTCTGCGAGGGATTTGTTGTGGGCGACCATCTGCTGGCGGATGGACAGCCGCTTCTGTTCCTCTGTCAGCTGATCGAAGTTGTCGATCAATTCCTGCTGGCGTGTCTTGACGGCGAAATAGGTCTGGGCGTTGGCGATCACCTGCTTGCGGGGGTCGCCGTTCATGGCGATCAGATAGCAGGCGTAGCGAGAAAGCTGGTAATCGTCAAGTTCTCTGTAGGTTGAAGAACCGATCTCCACCATTTTGTTGACGTCAACAAAATGGTCCTTGATGACGTTTCCGCTACCGGAGCAGGCTTCTTTTGCCTTGTCAATGATTCTGGAAAAGTTGCGCCATTCAGTATACTCCAGCACCGGCTGCAATTCCCGGGCCAGCCAGTATTCCTGGCCGTATTCGTTGATATGCTTGATGGACTCGAAGGTGTTCTCATCCTCTTCAAAGAAGAAAAAGGGCATGGCGTCCTCCTTTAGATATTTCTGAATATGCAAATCAGGCCGTCCCGTTCTTCGATGTGCCATCTTTCTTCATGTCAGGGTTGGCGGCCAGGCCGCGGGCGACATCCAAAAGTGTTTGACGCCCACGATCATTCATAACGTCGTATATATCCAACAATTCAGCACGGTTAGGATCAGCGAACGTATCAGGGGATAATTGTTTGCCAATGGAGTATAAGGCCTGCCTCGTTGGTGAATCAGGTCCGAGCGCCGTTTGAAGTTTATCGTATGCTGTTGGTTCAACGCCCAAAAGATAATCGACAGTGACTCCACATATTTGAGCGATTTGTGCCAGTGTGTTCGATTTCGGATCGTGCGCGCCAATTTCATAGCCGGACAAGGTTGAAACCTTGATCCCGAGTTTTTCAGCTAATTCGCATTGTGTTAATTTTGCGGTCTTTCGCGCCTCTTTGATACGAAAATACATGAGTATCGCTCCTTTCTCTTCAATTATATGCGGTGAATAATTGATAGTCAATACCAAAATTCCGAGATATTAGTATTTATTGCCGGAAATATATTGACAACTACGAGATATTAGTATATAATTTGGTCATAGTACGAGATACTCGTAATTTTGAAAGGAGGGAAAATAGATGGAACTGATTCGAGAGAACATCGAAGCGGAGCGGGGACGCTCACAAATGTCCAAGGAAGCCCTCAGTCGCGAATTGGGAATCACTTCGCGGACGTATTGGAACTACCTGGCAGGCGGTCCTATTCCCTCGGACAAGCTAATCCACATGGCGAAGTTGTTCGAGTGCTCAACGGACTACCTGCTGGGGCTGACCGACCGCCGCGCCGGAGCATAACGAAAGCGCCGAGGGGCGCAACCGCATAACCGAGGAGGTGAGAGGGTGAACACAATGCAAGGGATTGCGCTGTTTATTGCGGGAGTAGCTGTCGGACTGTTCATTTACAGGATGATCGTACAGCTGTCATGCGGAACGACGAACCTGACGCTTTGCGATCATTGCCGATACAGGCACGAAAAGACCGCCGGTGGGCGGCGGTCGGAGTGATGCTTATTTCTTGGGTGGTTGCTTTGGCGGTGGTTTCACAGGTTTAGGTTCCGGTGCGCTGTGCTTGATTATAGGTTCCTTGGATGGCGTTTGGATCGTCTTGCCTTCCGGCGTCTGGGGCATCTTCGTCAGCTCCTCCCATGATTTCGATATATAGGGCAAAGTGGTTTTTGGTCACTTTTTCCGCTTTGCTTCTCAGGTGCCTGATATCGGGCAGGAGGTCAGCGCCAAGATACTTTGTCTCCAGGTCGTTCAAGCGACGCCGATAAGCGTAGACGAGGGGTATGTAATCGGGATCGTCGACCTGCTCCAGCTTGTACCATTCGTTTTCAACATCGATGACGAGCTGCTGCATCTCAGGGATCAGGTATTTGAGCGCATCAATGCGGCGCGAATATGGAAGATACCCTTTAACGATTTGCGCCACCTGGGAGATCACCAAGATCAACGACCACCAGATCTGAAGGCTTGTCCACCGCGTCCAGGCGTAGATGGCGCCAGCCGAGGATAGGGCGCAGAGGACTGAAATGAACGTTTCGATGCGTTCAGCGTGGGCTTTATAGGCGTCCAGGTAACTATGCTTGAAGTCGATATCGTTAAGGACAGAAAAAAAGACATTTCTCATGAGAGCCACCCCTTTCGACAGGATTATACCACACACGCGCCGAGGGGCGCAATACCGTCCACAATCCCCACCGACCCTGCCGCATAGGCTGACAAGAGGTGATTTCATGGCAATCGTCAAGACCATCATCAGCGGCACCGCCGTGGTGCAGATCGACGACAGCTGCTATGCGGGCCTGTCCCGGGCGGAGCAGGAGCGCCGCTGGGCCGAGGTGGACCGGGCCATCTGGTCGGTCAATCGAAACCACGCCCGGCGGATGGCGGAGGCCGAGGGGAGGACCTCATCCGTCACGTCGCGGGGCGGCGCGACACCTTCCCCATAGGGGAAGGGTTTTAGAGAATCGAACCCGAGGCAGCGACAGACGCGGGGCGAGCCCCGCAGACGCCTGCGGGTTGAGATAAACGACAGAGAGGAGAGGGAACATGAGATTCAAGGAGTTGAGGCCGCTGCTGGACTGCGCGGCGCTGATGATCGGAGTGGAGCGCGAGGGCAGGGAGACCAGCTACGAAGCCATCCACGCTCAGTTTACCGAGGACGCCGCGAGACGCCGGGCCAGGTACGACGAGGCCGAGGTGGTGCGGATCCGACCCACGGAGACCCAGTGGGCGAGGTCCGCGAAATACCTGACGCTGGAGGTGACGCTCCGTGAAGCGTGACATCGTCATGACAGTCAAACCGCGGCACATCCGGAACATGAGGCTGGGCATCAAGAAGTACGAGCTTCGAAAGAGCCGACCGTCAGGAGCAAGGGATGTGCGGGTTTGTATTTGCAAGAGTGGGACAGGAGGACGGATCGTGGCGTCGTTTATGTGCCCCGCCTTCCCGGAAATGACCGGGACAGCGGACACGAAAATAGCCGAGCTGTGCGCCATCACCGCCGCCGAGGTAAAGGGCTATCTAAAGGTCAGCAACACGCGCCTGTTCGGATGGCTGATTACGGATTTTGAGGATTTCAAGGGCACGGAGAGGGAGCTGCACATCACCGATTTCGGGCTGAACCGCCCGCCGCAATCCTGGTGCTACGCGAAGGAGGTGCCGAGGATGTCTGACCGCCGCGCAACGGTGCTGCTTTTGCAGCACGGCGACCCGGAGATCTCCGGAGCCATCGCCGAGGGGATGCTGGCGGCCAGGGCGAGGACCGCTGCGGCGGGGACCTCTTCCGCCCCGGCAAGCCGGGCCACCTTCCCCAAAGGGGAAGGCTTTTGGGAGCCGAGCCGCGCGAGTGAAGGAAAGACCCTGACCCACGAGCAGATCGAGGTCGTGCAGGCCGAGATCGACCGCCAGCACATCGTCCGCTCGCTGGTGCGGGTGGCGGTGAACAACACCAAGACCGCAGAGGACTACGACAACATGACCACCAAGGCCCGGGGGATGTACGCCACGCCCGCGCGCAGCGGGGCGCTGTGGCGGCTGCTGGACCACCTGTTCACGGGCTACGCGCTGCTCTGCTACGCCATCGGCGAGGCCTACGACGCCCAGCGGCGCGTCCTGGGGAGGCGGCCATGAACGCCGCGGCAGAAAAACGCCGGGAGAAGGCGCGAAACCTGCGCTTCCGCAAGCCCGCCGTGAAGGACCTGAACCTGGCGAGCATCCAGGAGCAGCTGACCGACATCGAGGAGGCCTGCGCGGACGTCCACTGGTATTGTGACAGCGAGGACGGCTGGGACACCCTGCTCAATGCCCTGGACGGCAACGACGAGGACGCCTGGGAGTTCAAGCTGGCCTTTGCGGACCTGGAGGGCGAGTGCGAGCGGATGCGAGAGGACATGGAGCGGGAAATCGACTGGGACGCCACCCTGGAGGACCACTTCGACCTGTTCTTCGCCGGCATCGGGGCCGGGAGCGTGGGAGGCGGCTACTGGGGCTATGACGATTACGAGGGCGACTACTTCGGCCTGGAGCCGGGCTGGGAGTCCGAGGCCGCCGAGAAGGCAGGCCGGGAGAAGCTGAAGCGGCTGACCAAGGACCAGCTGTGCGACCTGATGGGCCAGGCCTTCCGGATCGCCGTCAACTTCCTGAGCCTGCGGACGCGCTACGACGACCTGAAGGCCGCAATGGACATCCTCCGGGAGCAGAACACAGCGCTTCTCAAACAGGTAAAGGCCATTGAGGATCTGTACGACAAGGCCGAGGCCGAGGGGTTCAGCAGGTACGACTTTACCCGGAAAGAGAGCGAGAAGGCGCTGGACCGGCTGCTCAGTCAGCTGCCGGACCGGGCCTGGATCGAATAGGAGGCGCTGACCGTGCCGAAATGCGAATGGCGGGGCGAGTGCTACATCTACAATCACGCCCTGCGGGAGTTCCTGGTCTACGCGGGACGGGCGGGAAGGCGCCGCCCGAGCCGGCCGGACTCCGTCATCTGCCGCTGGTCGCCGGCGATCCGGCTGGCGAAGCGGTATCAAAACCCGGGCATCGCCCACAAGACCGCCGCCAGGATCAACGCCGACCTGTACGGCAGCATGAGCGCCAAGTATCCATGCGCGCCCGTGCAGGTGGTCACCGGCGAGGCGGCGCGGTGCCTGGATCAGATCAACAAAAGAGACAGAACCAACAACCTATGACACCATGCATTATTGCGCATCAGGAGGAAAAACGATGAATATTCAGCCGAGGGAGATCAATCACATTCGCTTCTATTTTTCACAGATCGAGAAGTTGAACATGGCGCTCAACAACGAGCAGATGGGGCGGCTGTTCTTCGCCGTCGCCGACTACGCCATGACCGGCGTCAAGCAGCCGGTTCAGGGAGACATCATCTTCCCATACGGGGAGTGCTGCTATCAGATAGACAAAAGAAAGATGGGGATTTGACGCCCGGAGGGACCACCATGAGAAAACCGAGATACGCCATCCGTGACAACTTCACGGGCCGCTACCTGCGCGAGGCGGAGCGGCCCATCGGCCAGGAGGGCCAGCTTTACACCCACTGGACCAACCGCCCGGAGAAGGCGCTGCGCTTTCCGGGGCTGAAGACCGCCCGGCGCATGGCGGACCGGCTGGGCGGGGACATAGGGATCGTGAACATGAGAGGAGAGACACTGCAATGACAGGCATACCCTACACAAACCCCATCGAAGTCGTGGCCGAGGGCCTGCTGAAGGGCCTGGGCATCGGCGGCGTGATCGTGGGCATACTGGCCGCCATCGGCGTGGCGCTGGTGGTGATCGGCTTTTTCGGCTACGCGCTGCTCACCGTCATCGAGGTGGCGGAGCGGATGATGGACAAGCCAGCCAAGGCCCAGGAGGAGGAGCCGGCCCAGACCGCCGGGCGGTGGCCGGAATGACCTCCCCGACGCCACAGACCCCGGCGGAGATGCTGGCCGAATGGCAGGGAGCCGCCGAGCGCGCCATGGAGGGGATGCTGGCGGACCTTCGGGCGGGGAAGCTGATCGACGACACGCTGCCCGCCGACATGGACCACCTGCGCCACCTGATGGGGCGGCGGGAGGTCATCGTCCACGAGATCCTGCTGCGCTCCCAGCGCCACCGGGGCCCGGGGACGCCGCTGTACAGGGATTTAGGGATTAGGGATTAGGGATTAGGGATTAGGGATTAGGGGCACCGCCCACACACAGAGCGCCACGTAGGGGCTAAGGGTGAAACCGACAGGCGCGGGGCGAACAGAGAGAGGGATTGACCATGTGGATCACAGATTTTCGGGAAAAGTACGGCCTGACGCTGGAGCAGCTGGGCGCGGCGATCCGGCGCGTGGGCGCGAAGAAGCACCCGCCCGCCCGGGTTTCCGACATCCTGCTGGAGAACCTGGAGACGAAGCGGGGCTATAAGACCGTGCCGGGGCTGGCCGACCTGATCGCCGAGACCTGCGGCGCGACGCCGGCCCAGCGGGACGAGCTGGTGCTGAAGCAGTACCGGGGGACCTGGAAGGGCACCGGCAAGNCGGGAAGAAGCCCGCCGTGAAGAAGAAGTACCACGACGGGCACAACCGCCAGGTGCTCGCCATCGACCGGAACGGCAACGTCGTCCACCGCTATGCCAGCCTGCAAAACGCCTGGGGCTTGACGGGGATAAACCCGTCGACCATCCGAAAAAGGTGCTACGGCGACATCAAGGGCGACGAGTTCAGGATCTACGGCTTCACCTTCCGCTATGCCGACGAATGGGACAGCCTAACCGAGGACCAGCGCCGCGCGGAGGTCGCCAGGGCCGCCGCCTCGCTGAGCGAGCGCCCGGACGGCAACAAGCAGGCCGTGGTGGCCATCGACAGGGAAGGCAACGTGTACCGCTTCGACACCCTGCGGGACGCCTCCATGATGACCGGCGACAGCCCGCCCGCCATCTCACAGCACATCCACGGCGAGCGGAAGCGGACCATATTCAGCTGGCGGGGCTTCGCATACCGCCGGGCAGAGGATTGGGACGCGATGAGCGAGGCCGCGCGGCAGGAGTTCTTGAAGAAGTAAGAACGGGCGGCGAAACGCCGCCCATACAGAGAGAGGGAGACACCATGACAGAGAGGGAAGATTTCAACCGGGCCATCGACAGGATCAGAGACGAGATGGCAAAGAAGGCCTCCGGGCGATACGTCCAGGTGGTGGGCGAGTACCTGACCGACTACCTTCAGGCCCACCCGGACGCCGCCGGCGCGATACTGGCCGAGGGCAAGACCATCAAGGGCAGCCTGGACGCCATGAGGCAGGAGGCCCAGAAGCACAGGGAGGGCAATGTCGCCGTGCTGGACGATGCCGCCGCATTCGGCGTCGTGCTGAAGTATTTTGGGATCGAGGGGGCGGCGACCGCTGCGGCGGGGACCTCTTCCGCCCCTGCCTGGGCACCTTCCCCAAAGGGGAAGGCTGTGGAAACCGCCGCCCCGGCGCCCGATCCCTTCGACCTGGACGCGCTGATGGGGGGGCTGTAGAGTGTGCGGCATACCCTACCAGCCGCCCGTCCCGGAGGACGCCGTCACCGGCAAGAAGCTGACCTTCGACCAGGCGCTCATGCACATCGGCGGCTATGACAAGCTGGTGAGCGACCATGGCCATTACCTGATAAAGGTCAACGCCCGTCAATACCTGTGGAAGTACCGGGACAAGCGGACCTTCTGCACCGCCTGCGGGGGCGTGATCGACGGCTTCATGGGCCAGCACGGCAGGCACTACAGCTGCCCGTTGTGCGGGGCAAGCTGCCAATTCAGGCATGAGGCCAGGGGCCACGGCTACCTCTATGACGAGTTTATCCTCTACGAGTGGCGGCGCTCCGTCATTGACCCGGAGTCCATCACCCTGACCGCCGCGTGGATCACGCGGGAGAGCAGGCACGAAATGCCACACACCGCCCCGCTGGAGATCAAGCCCACCGCGCTGTATGTGTTCAGGCCCGGCAAGGCGGTGACCATCTACAAGCGGGACCGTTACGGGGACGGCTGGTCGCTGGTCAAGAGCATCCACCCGGAGCACACCAAGGGCGGAGGCATGTGGGGCGGCTCGGGGAAGGACATCGTGATCGACCGCATGGAATTCAGACGCGCTATCGAGGGCACGCGCATCGGGCGCGTGTTCGACGCCCTGCGGGAGAAATCCGGGCGCTGGGACAGCGTGGAGCTCATGGCCATCGCCAACGCCGCCCGCCGCCCGTGGCTGGAATACCTGGCCAAGTGCGGACAGTCGACCCTCGCCGCCGCGCTGCTGCGAACGGATCACATCTCCAGGGAGATCATCCCGAACCAGCGGGCCAGGGATCCCCGGGCGCTGCTGGGACTGACGGAGGGCCAGTGGTACGAGATACGCCGGGACAGGGTGAAGCTGGACATCGGCACGCTGTCCACGCTGCACCTGCTCAACCGTTTGAACATCGGGCCCGTGAAGGCGGTCGAGGCGGTGCGGCTGGAGAAGGTCGGCACCTGGACACTTTCCAAACTGCTGACCACCAAAAAAGACGAGGCGTGGCAGGAGCGGACCATCGGCGACATGATCGCCCCGCTGCCGGACAAGCTGCGCCGGAAGATCCTCCGGCGAATCCTCCGGGACGCCGATCACATCATCGAGTGGAGCGACTACTATCACCAGCTGGCGCGGCTGGGCCAGG